GCATAGGGTGCCACCTTATGCATGATGCATAGGGTGCCACCTTATGCATGATGCATAGGGTGCCACCTTATGCATGATGCATAGGGTGCCGGGGCTTCGTGCTGTCCGGTCGCCACTGTTCAACTATTGAACAGTCGCCACGTTGCTCCCGAAGATCAGCCGAAAGTACTAGGAACCAAACCCTTGACGCCTGCGTCTCACTGACATAAGCTCAAACCAACAAGGAGACGATATGAACCAGGTACAACGGGTACAGGAGCTGCGGAGGAGTAACGCGGCCACGGCCCAACAGGACAAGCGTACGAAGCGCCAGCGGACTCGCGCGGCGGCTAAGCGGACTGCGATCAAGGAAGGTTGCTGACATGAACACGACTAACACGCGGGGCACCGGTAACGGCTCTACTACCGGCCGGTTCTCTAAGCCGCTTACCGACGAACAGCGGGCCGAGCGGACCGCGGCTCAGCTGGCCGCTATCGCCAAGAGGAATATTGAGCTTGGTATTGACACGGCGCCGGACTCCGAGTAGGCTTAGGTTTATCAACAGAGGAGCGAAGTGACAGGGATCGAAAGCGTGCGGGTCAGCGCCATGGCTGATGTCTTCCCGATGATCGGGGAAGAGTGGTCGACGTTCGTGGCGGACATTGCGGCTCAGGGAGTAGTCAACCCGATCGTCTGGTCCGCTGATGGTGAGACGCTGATCGACGGCCGGAACCGGCTGCGAGCGTGGCTTGAGCTGGGGAATGATGTAGCGTCGTGCCCGTCGCGACGGCTGGCCGCGGGCGAAGACGAGTTCGCTTTCATCGTGTCCGCCAACGTCGCGCGTCGGAGTATGAACAAGGGGCAGCTAGCCATGGCGGCTGCTCGCGCGTTCCCGATCTATCAGGAGCGCGGCCGTGCTAGGTTCGCGGCTTGGATCGCCCAGCGTAAAGAGGGGAATGCCGGCCCCCTGGCCGGGGGTGCCCTGGATGCGCGAGACGAGGCCGGTCAAGCGTTTAGAGTCGGGGCCAAGACGGTAGACCGGGCACGTAAGCTGCTCGCGGCTGAATCTACCGACATGACTGGACGTGTGTCGGCATTGATCTCGCTAGTGGAGCGCGGAGAACTGGCTGTGACCGTCGCGGCGGCCCAGCTTGACCTACTGAACTTCACGCCGTCGAAGCTAGACGAGCCCATGCCGACGGGTAAGTTTGACGCTGCGCTGAAGGCGGTCAAGGACTTCGACTCAGCTACTACGGCTGAACTGATACGTCTCCTGGCCGGGAAAATAGGTATGTCCGTAGCCTTGACACCCAAGGACTGACCGGCTACAATAGAGACATCAGCAAACGACACTAGCCAAGGAGCCAAAATGCTGACCTTCGACCCGATCGACGCCGACGTCACCTTTGAGATCGACGCCGTAGCCGCCAAGAAGTACAATGATAAGAAGCTGTCCGAGTACAAGGCGCGCCTGGCTGAGGTCAACGACCCGGCTGCCCTGTGCGCCAAGTTCAACGCCGCTCAGGCCGCTCGGAGAGCGAAGCTGAATGGCTGAGTACATCGAAACCCTAGACCTGGACACCATGGACGGTAATTCCGTCCTGGTGGCCGGGTGGGACGAAGGCGACTCCGTTGAGGTTGTCCTAATCACGAAGGACACCAAGACCTGGCCGGACGACGACGGCCTAGGTAACCTCGGGCGCCCGCGCGAGCAGACTGGAATATCCAGTATCTACCTGTCGCGAGATGAGACGCTAAAACTGATCACCGCGCTGGCCACGGCCGCGTCCTGCGGCCCGACGCAGGAACAGTCGCGCATCATGGATGCGGTAGATACGCTGCGCGCCCCGGAAGACCTGCTGATGTGGGCTACCGCGCGTACCGATGATGACAAGGCGGCCGCGCGAACCTACCTGCGAGCACAGGGACTAGACCCGGCTCTATACGAGGAGAACTCATGAACCGACACCGCGGACGCGCCGCACGTCTTCCTATCTACTGGTCCTGCTGGCTGTTCGTGACTGTGTACTTGCTGACGATCATCGTAGGTCAGCTGATCCGGATGACACCATGACCCCGATGTGGCTCTTGCGCGAAGCAATCATCTGGTGTATGCTCTTCCTCATCGGCGCCTTGCTGATGTGTCTCGTACTATCAATCTAACTCAAGGAGAAACATGAACGTGCTCAAGGTCTCGGCTGCTTCTGTCCTGTCCGTCGTGCTGGTCGGCTCGCTGGCCGCTTGTGGGACCAGCACTACCGTGTCGACTACTCCCGCCCCGTCGAGCACCTCCGCCCCCGCGCCCGCGGCGGCCAAGGCCGATTGGACCGTGGCCGCTGTATCCACCACCAAGGACAGCTTTGACAGCACGTTCGTGACCAAGTTCACCGCGACGAACAACACGTCCGCCGCTGCTACACAGTGCTTCGACATCTCCTACATCGGCAAGAGCGGATCTGCCGACGGCACTGGCCTGGGGTGCAGCAGCACCGTCCCGGCGGGGGGCAAGGTCGTCGTCTCGTCCTTCTCGACGGACAAGTACGTCGCGGGCGACACGGTTACGGTGACCGCCAGCTTCTAGCTCTGCCGCTTGCGTGCCCCTGCTGTCATCCACTCAGCAGGGTCGTGCTGGCCGCAGACAGCTGCCAAGTCAGGAGAGCAATGGCTAACGAACGAGCAGGGACGTCCTTCAAGGGCGGGTCGCGCTTCTACACGTTCGACGATGGTGTGCAGCACCCGGGCGTGACGTCGATTCTGAACATGCTGCCCAAGCCTTTCTTGGGTCCGTGGCAGGCGAAGATGGCGGCCGAGTGGGCGATGGACCACATGACGGTCCTGAACGATCTTGCCGAGCGTGACAAGAAAGCCGCGGTCGAGCTGATCAAGGGGAGTGCGCGGCGGTCAACCGCCGGGAGCGCGGAGTTGGGCACTGCGGTTCACGAGTATATCGAGGCTGTACTGCTCGGTAACAGCGTGCTCGATGCCGCGACTGCCGATGAGTCCCTGATGCGGGCGTCGTTCCAGGATTTCTTGAAGGACTGGAAGCCCGAGGTTGTCATCACCGAAGCGACGATCCGTAACGACACTGTCGGGTATGCGGGCAGCCTGGACGCGATCCTGAACATCGGCGGCGTCAACATCGTCGTTGACTGGAAGACGGGCAAGAGCGTCCACGAAGAGACCGCGCTCCAGCTGACCGCCTACTCACGCGCCGAGCAGCTGTCCAACGGCGACAAGCTCCCGACCGTCGAGGCAGGCGCAGTCCTGCACGTCCGACCGGACGGCTACAAGTTCCACCCGGTAAAGCTCACCGACGAAGGCTTCAGCTACTTCGTCGCGCTCCGCCACATCTTTGACTGGGAGAGCAGCAAACGCTCGTTCCTGGGCAAGCCCATCACCCCGAATAACTGAGGAGCAACTGTGGCTGTATCTGACCTGTTCGAGCCCCGCCCCGACACCAGCAAAACCCACAACGACACTGTGGGCACGTTCAGGAGTGGAGAAGTCAAGCGGGGCAAGCCGACGACCCTGCAAGCGTTCCGCGTGACCTGTGTCGATGAGGACACGGCCGAAACCATCTCGGAGGAGTTGGGCGGCGACGTCGTCGAGCACGACAACGACAAAGAGCCTCTGCAGGTGTACACGAACGCGACGAAGGTCGCAGTAATTTTCGAGTCCATCGAATCAGGCTTCAAGCTGTGGGTGAACAACGAGTTCGTCCGCAGCTGCAATGGGCAGATCCAGACCGGCGGCGACCACGCCGGTGAGCGCTGCCCTTGTGCGGACCTGACACTCCAGGAGCGCAAGGACAGCAAGGGTGGCTGCCGTCCGAGCATTGAGGTGACCTTCCGTATCAAGTCCCTGCCCGAGCTGGGGCTGTTCAAGTTCCGTTCCAGCAGCTGGAGCCTGCTTGAGTCCGTCCAGGGTGCTGAGCGGAAGGTCGACGAGGCGCGGGACGACGACCGCAAGGTCAATGGGTCGATTGCCATTGAGCAGGTGACGACCAAGATCGGTCGGGTCCTCACGCTGCCCCGGGTTGTGGCGCAGTGAGCTACAAGGAGCAGTTCTGGGCTCTCGTGGACGTGCGTGACGCGGTCTATTGCTGGAACTGGCAGGGCCGCACCGACGCATACGGTTATGGCCTGTACAAGGGTCAGCGGGCGCACAGGGTGTCTTTGTCCTTGTCGGGCATCCCGCTGGATGCACGCCTGGACGTGAATCACCAGTGTGGCAACAAGTCATGTTGCAGCCCGTTCCATTTACAGCTAATGACCCACTCGGATCATAGCAGATTCACAAGGAGCGCGGCGTGAGCAAGAGTGCGAATTCCCGGGGCTACAAGAACGGGGACACGTTGTACTGCGCTGAGACTGGAGTGCTGCTCCGGTACAACAAGAGCGATGACGCGTGGTACAACGCTGGCTCCGAGCATTACAGCTGCTTCGGCGACCTGAACAACGGGCGTCTCTGGGAGTTCGTGGGGAGGTTCCGTTGAAGTTCGACACGCAGGAAATGTGGCAGTTCTGGACGGCGATCGTGCTGTCCATTCTGCTCGTTGCTTTCATCGCAATTATCTAAGGAGACGCTGTGCGCCACAACGTAGGGTTCGACTTCGGTTCGCTCATCCTCTGGCTGGTCGTGTGGTACGCGATCATCTGGCTGCTGTTCACGGCGTTTGGCCACAACCGGCGGAGCTACTGGAAGAGCGAGGACTTCCGGGACCGCCCGGTTCGGCTGAACCGTGACGATTACAAGCGTGGATATGCCGAGGGCTATGACGATGGCCGGTACGCGGCGGACATTGCTGAGGCGGCCGCTAAGGGCACGGAATCTAGCTAGCTAGGTTCGGGCACGCGGGGATTCTCGCGTGCCCTTACCAGGCCGTCTAGGCACCTCTGAGGAGTGTCATGAAGCTACTGCTCTATTGGATCCGCTGCGACTGCACAATCTGGCCCGTCACACCCCTGTACGGGCTGGGCAAGTGCGGCACATGCGACACCATTCCGCACACCGTCATGGACGAACCTGCTACCGGAAAGGCAACGCGACTGTGATTATCGACATGCACGGAGCTGAGACCGAGCCGCACCACTCAGCGTTCTACACGGGCTTTGAGGAGCACGAGCGGAAGCTCGCCGAATCCCGCGCCCGCGTCGAACGCGCCGCAGCGGCGGGCAACAAGGCCAGCCAGACAATCCTCGACGAGGCGAAGAACATCATCTCCGGACCGCGCCGCGAATCCTACGGACACCCGACGCCCAACCACCAAGCAATAGCCAACCTGTTCAACGCCTTCCTCGACAACCGGCGCATGTTCGGCACGGGCGGCCCGCTCAGCCCGCAAGAAGTAGCCACGCTCATGTGCCTGCTGAAGATCGCACGCCTCCAGTTCACGCCCGACCACCACGACTCGCTGCTCGACGCCATCAGCTACCTCGCGCTCGTGGACGTCATGAACGAAGGGACCCCGTAATGAAATACCAAGGCGGCAAGGCTCGGCCCGGAAAAGCCATCGCCGAACTCCTGCGCGGCGGTCTGAAAGCGGGCACGGGATACTACGTGGAGCCCTTCCTCGGGGCCGCGGGCGTGGCTCGGCACGTCGCGCCTCACGCCGTACAAATGGCGCTCTCTGACGTGCAAGAGGATTTGATTTACATGTGGCAGGCGCTCGCGGGCGGATGGGACCCGCCGTCTGAGATGACCGAGGAGCGCTACTACATGTTGAGGGGCATGCGCCCGTGCCCCGAGCGCGCCTTCGCCGGGTTCGGCTGCTCCTTCAGCGGCAAATGGTGGGGCGGATACGCTAGGGACCGGGTGGGGACACGGAACTTCGCTGCGGAGGCACGCAGGGGGCTGCTGAAGATCACTGCGGACATCCAGAGATGCCCGCGGGTCAGCTTCCGGAACCAACCCTACAGCGACGCCTCCGTGCTGCTCGGGGACGTCGTGTACTGCGACCCGCCCTATGCCGGAACCCTGGGCTACAAGGGCGCGCCCGCATTCGATCACGAGCGATTCTGGGACTGGGCCACGCGCCTGGTGGACGAAACGCACGCCTTCGTGTTCGTGTCCGAGTTCAATGCCCCGCCCGGGTGGGTGCCCGTATGGGGCAAGGCGAGGGACGCGAGCATGCACGGCGACCCCACCAAGAATGCGGCTACCGACCAGCTCTTCTGCAAACCCGTCGTCGCCGAGATCCTTGGGCTCAAGGTGTGCGAGACGACTCATGACTCCACGTGAAGCGCGGCTCCAACGGCTATACGGCATCGGTGAGGAAGACTATGAAGCTCTCCTTAGTGAGCAGGGAGGAGTTTGCGCGATCTGTTCTCGCCCGCCGGGCAAGATCCGACTCGCCGTTGACCACCACCACAAGTCAGGCATTCTTCGCGGCCTACTCTGCTCGTGGTGCAACTACCACGTCCTAGGTGGCGGAAAGGATTCAGCGAAGCTGCATGAAGACGCCGCCTACTACCTGACCGATCCTCCCGCCCAGCGTGTCCTACCCGGCGCCCGCGTCCCGAAAGGCAAGTAATGGACCTACCCGAAACTGAAATCCTGTCCCGCGCAGACTACGCCCGCTGCCGGGTCAACAAGCTTATTAAGGATCTGCGCACGTCGGACATGTGGTCGCTGAAAGCCGAATACCTCCTGTCCGAAGCTGCACTGAAGATTGATGACGCGCTGGAAGAGCTGCGTCTCCAGGACGGACTGCAGAGGACATACAGTGACTGACAGCGAAGAGATCGATCGCCTCCGCGCCGAACTCGCCGAATGCCGCGAAGCACTACTCACGTCAGGCCACGAAACATTCGCTGCCGACGCCGAGATCGACCGCCTCCGCGCCGAACTCGCCGAACGCGACCAACGGCTCAGCGCGTCCGCGTGGCGAGAGGCGCAGACACAAGCCGCATGGCTCGTCGAGATCAACAAGGTCGCCCGCGTCCGGGAAGTCCTCACCTACCCCGACGAGCAGGGATACGACTTCTCGTGCTTCTACTATGACGTCCGCGCCGCGATCGAAGGGAACCAGCCGTGAAATACCCCAACTACCTCTTCGAATACATTGAGGACAACAAGCGACTCCGCGCCGAACTCGCCGCCGTCCGATCCGACATCCACAACTGGGAGCACTGGCGCGACGAATGCGAGCGGGCCAAAGCCGAAGCGGACGACCTGAAGGACGAACTTGCCGAGCTGGCGGGACGCAACCTTAGCAATTCGCTCGATCGGAGCGCTGCCGAAGCCGCCATCGCCCGCGTCCGGGAGGTCTGCGCGAACCCGCCCGTCCCATCCCGAATGCTCATCCCACTCATCCACGCCGCGATCGAAGGGAGTGAGTGATGTTCGCTGAAGATGAGGTTCTGGAATTGCGCGCAGAGGTCGACCGCCTCCGCGCCGAACTCGCCGAAGCGCAACGCTCCGTTGGCGCGTACAACGCGCTGATCGAATCTGACGCGGGCGTGATCGACCGGCTCCGCGCCGAACTGGAACATCTGGGCGGATGGGCAACGAGCGCGAGCAACGCCGCCACGCGGCACAAACTGGATAACGACCGCCTCCGCGCCGAACTCGCCTATCAACTGTCGCTGCGAGAGTACGACCGCGCCGCGATCGCCCGCGTCCGGGAACTGTGCGATGAGGCAGAGGAGCGCGCCCTATGCGCGCAGTTCCGTGATCTCAACGACGATAAGTGTCGCCGCAACGCAATGGTGTGGGGCGTCCGCATCCGCGCCGCGCTCGAAGGAGGCACGAATGGACAAGAAGGAAACCGACTACACCCCGAAAACGATTGACCCCAGGAGCACCGAACTGTCCCAGGCAAGGCGCGTAGTCGACGCCAACCCACACCTCCGGTTCGCCCCGGGCATTGGGTGGCTGGCGTTCAACGGAGCCAAGTGGGTGCCCGACGCAGAGGCGGCCGCCAACGAGGCAGTACGCACTGCAGCGGACTCAGCCACAATCACGTTCCCAGGATACGGGGCTAAATTCGCGTCCCGCAGAGCACTCGTGGACGTCCGGGCCATCACCGCCGAACTGTCCCAAACCAAGCCAGCCGAGCTGGACACCCACAAGGACTGGATCCACACATCGGGGATCACGTGGGACCTCCGCACCGGCGTGTGCTGGCCCACAGAGGAAGACGAACTGAACACGAAGGCACTCGACTGGGAACCGGCCACAGGCTGCCCCGAATGGGTCGCCACCCTGGAACGCTGCTTCCCGGGCGAGCCCGAGATGGTTGCGTACCTGCAACGCCTCGTTGGGTATGGCATCACAGGCCAAACCCGCGAGCACGTGTTCATCCTGCTCCACGGCAACGGACGCAACGGAAAGTCCACGTTCATCAACGTACTGACCCACGTGTTCCGAGAGTACGTCCAGCACATCCCCGTAGCAGTACTCATGTCCGCCGACTCAACCAACCCGGAAGGACCGTCGCCCATGCTGCTCAAGATGCGCGGCGCCCGAATGGTGTTCACGAGCGAGACAGCCCGGGGCGGAAGGCTGAACGAGCCCATGGTCAAACTGCTGACCGGCGGGGACGAGATCACAGCACGGGGCATGAAGGCAAGCCCAGTGACCTTCAAGCCCGAGGCACTCATTTGGATGGCAACCAACCACAAGCCTGAAATCCAGGGCACCGATGAGGGCATCTGGAACCGGGTCAAGCTCATCGAGTGGCGAGAGTCGTTCGCCGGGCGCGAGGACTTCGGCCTGGAAGACAGGCTCAAGGCGGAGGCGCCCGGGATCATTGACTGGGCATTGGACGGCGCCCGGGAGTGGTACGCGGGCAAACTGCAAGAGCCAGAGCGGATGCGCCGGGACACGAAGCACTTCCGCGCGGAGTCCGATTTCTTCGGGTCGTTCGTGCCCGACTGGTTGGCGCTCGACGGCAGCGCGTGGATTCCACGCAAGGAGGTGCTAGCTGTGTATTCCCTGTATTGCGAGGACAACGGGCTGCTGCCCGTCCGCAACCCGTCAACTCTCTACAACGCGTTGAAGGAACGGGGCGCGGAAACGGCCATCCGGAACGGCGTGCACGGCTTCCGAGTGCGGCGCGCAGGGTGAAGGGTGACGCGGGTGATGCACTTTTCCCTATCAGTACCAATGAGCTTAGTAAGTTGGTTGTGCTGTCTGTTGTCATAGGGAAAGTGACATCACCCTCTTCACCCTCTTCACCTAAGGAGCGCCGATGTTGACCGACCTGGAAGGCCTCGTCCGCTCAGGAACAGCGGGCGCCCCGATCGCGCTGGACACCGAAACCGACGGGCTCAACGTGTACACGGGCGCGAAGCTACGCCTCGTATCCCTGTCCGACGGGACTAACACAGTCGTCCTAAACCCGCAGGATCACGGCCGCACCCTGACCGCGCTCCTGTCCAAGCCCTACAACTGGGTCATGCACAATTCGACTTTCGACGCGCAGGTCGTCTACGCGAACCTGGGTATCGAGATGCATGCCACGGACACGCAGACGATGGCGCACCTGCTGGACTCGCGTGCCAAGGAACAGGGCGGGGTCGGGCTCAAGCTGGAGGACTTGGCCGCTAAGTACTTGGGTGAGGCCAAGCAGGGCGACGAGCTGAAAGGCGAGATGGCTCGTGGCGGGTGGACGTGGGAGACGATCCCTTTGGATAACCCCGTATACCTTCAGTACGCGGCGCAGGATGCAAGGTTGACGGCCCGGCTGTATGGCGCGCTGGATGCGTTCGGTCCGTCCCGGAAGTTGATGGAGTTCGAGGCTCAGATTCTCAGGGCGTGTGCGCGCATGGAAAGGCGCGGCATCCTCGTTGACAGGGAATACACAGAGAAGCTCGGGGCGAAGATGCAAACCGAGCAATACGACTGGGAGGACAAGGCACGTGAGCTGGGCATCGCGAATGTACGTAGCCCGGCGCAGGTGCGCAAAGCGCTCGGGTTGGAATCAGCTGACGAGGAAGCTCTCAGGCCACTGGTCCTCGCGGGCAACCCGCTGGCGGTAGCAGTCAAGGAGGCGAAACGCCGGGCGAAATGGCGGGCAGCGTATGTGGCGAAGTTCCTGAGCGAGTCGGATGTGGACGGCAGGTTGCACGCGTCTATACGGCCGCTACAGGCCCGAACAGGTCGCATGAGTATCTCAAGTCCACCATTGCAGCAGCTGCCCTCTAGCGACTCCATGATCCGTGCCTGCCTTATCGCGGACGAAGGTCAGGTCATATTCAGCGTCGACTTCCAGGCAGTTGAGATGCGGGTAGCCGCGGCACTGTCCGGGGACGCGAAGATGCTCACCGCTATCAGTTCGGGCGACATCCATGGCGCGACCGCGCAGACGGTGTACGGCGCCGGTTACACGAAGGAGCAGCGGAACAAGGCCAAGGTCATCGGCTTCGCAACCCTGTACGGCGCGGGCGTTACCCAGCTTGCGGCGCAGGCACAGTGCAGCCCGGAAGAGGCGCGGGAGATCAGGTCCGGGTTCTTCCGGGCGTACCCGGGGCTCAGGAAGCTGTCCAACAGGTTGAGTAGTGAGTCGGAGTCCCGCGGGTTCATCATTACGGCGTCGGGACGTCGACTGCTTGTAGAGAAAGATCGTGGCTACGCGGCTTTGAACTATGCAATCCAGAGCACCGCCCGAGACCTCTTCTGCCAGTCCATGCTCCAAGTCGAGAACGCGGGGCTGGGCGAGCACCTGCTCCTGCCGATCCACGATGAGCTGCTCGGGCAGGCGCGGGAGGAAGATGTGGAAGCTGTGGCGGGCAACGTGTCCGACGCAATGCAAACCGAGTTGAACGGTGTCGCAATCGAGACCGGGTTGAAGATCGGGCGCCGCTCCTGGGGCTCGCTATACGAGAAGGGAACCTCATGAACCTGCGCAACTTCATCGACACCGTCCACGACTTCCGGGCAGCCGAACGGGACCTGACCGAAGCCGTTCTACTCGCGGCAGCCATCGAACCCGACTATGAGCGGGGCGGCTCGGGCGACCATGGCGACCCAACTGCAGAGGCAGTCTTTGAGCTGGACGCACTACATGACGAGATTCGCATTGCACGCAAGGTCATCCGGAAAGCTACGAAGGAGATGAATGACCAGGCGCAGGCACTCAACACGGAGATGGAACGCTACTTCCGCTCCTGATCTGGTCGCCGTGGCGCTGGAGGTCCTCACGGATGTCCAGCGCCCCATTATTTACAGCTATTATGGGTTCGCGACCGGTGGCGAGATGTCTGACCAGGACATTGCGGACGACATCGGTATGCCGCGGCGGACAGTTTGCTACCACAGATACCAGGCACTGACTGCAATGAGAGAGGCTCTAGAGACATGGATGACAACTGTGACGAGTGCGGAGAACCAATGGACGAGCACGAGTCCCTTGAGGCTTACCCGCGGGTGACCGAGCCTTTCATCGTGCACTGCTCCGTCAACGAGGAAGACCTGATCGGCATGGTGGTCGTCCAGCACCCGGAGACGGCCGAGCGCAGGATTGTCCTGGAGTGTGCGGAGACGATGACGGACGTCCCCGAGGACATCTTCGGGGCACTCGCCACTGGGCAGCTGTCCGGTCGTGTCCTGTTGACGCCGCAGACGGCGCGCATGTTCGCGGCACGGCTGCTGGATGCGGCGGACATTGCGGAAGGTAGCGAGTTCACGTCGGGCACGGACTGGGACGCGAGTTTCATCGGGGAGCTTGGAGGTGACTAAGCGCTGCCTCGACTGCAGTGCGGAGCTGTCTACCGAGAACTGTTATGTACTCCCTTCGAAAGGCGGCGTACTAGCTCCTCGGTGCAATCCGTGCGAGCGAGCGCGGGTCACCCGGTGGCTACACACCAAACTGTTGAGCGACCCGTTCTACACACAGAGAAACAACCTGAAGAAGATGGGCGTCACACTGGCGCAGTACGAGAACTTGTGGACCGCGCAGGGTGGAGCTTGCTACGTCTGTCACGAAGTCCAGGCCTGGCGTAACCTTAATGTGGATCACGACCATGCTTGCTGCCCGGGCAGATATTCCTGTGGCGTCTGTGTGAAACGATTGTTGTGTGACCCCTGCAACAAAGCCTTAGGAATGATGTGCGACCGCCCGGACTTGGCGCGGCGTCTAGCCACGTATTTGGAGGAGACCCGTGTCTGACTTGCCAGAACCAAACTGGGGCCCTAGTGGCCGCGAGGTGTTTGATCGGACGTATAGCAGGACCCTGCCCGATGGGACCCGCGAGAACTGGGCGCAGACCGTGCGTCGGGTCGTCGCGGGGAACCTCGCGCTCGTGTACGGCGACGATGAGGACAAGTGGACTGCTGAGATCCACGACGAGGCCGCGGAGCTGTGCGGCTACATCTACAGCTTCGCGATCCTGCCCGCAGGCAGGCATCTGTGGGCGTCAGGTGTGAAGGGTGCGCAGCACATCCAGAACTGCTGGGTGGCACCCACGGATGACTTGGTGACGCACACGCGGTTCATGATGATGCAGCTGATGTCCGGGGGCGGTGTCGGTTCCAGGTATGGCTTGGACGCGCACAACTTCTGGCCGCCGACCCGCCCGCTGCAGCTGCATCTCGTCTGCGACGATTCGCACCCGGATCACGCTGCTCTCGCTGAGGCGGGCGTGTTGAGCACGGAGTACGGCAACGAGTGGACTGGGGCTTATCCGGTCATTGATTCTAGGGAGGGCTGGGCGGATGCGCTCTGCGATCTTGTCGGGACGTTCTATCGGACTGATGTGCGGCACAGCAATCGTGTATACGATTTGGCGCATATCCGTCCAGCTGGGGCGCGTCTCAAGTCTTTTGGTGGCACAGCCTCCGGGCCTGTCCCATTCGCCCGAATGTTGCATGACGTTGCCTCCGTCCTCAACCGGTCGGCGGCAACACGGCACCACTTGTCCGGTCTTGATGTCATGGCAATCGACCACGCCATTGCTAGCGCCGTGGTCGCTGGAGGAGTGCGGCGCAGCGCGAGGATGTCCCAGATGCACTGGAGCGATCCTGAGGTCTTTAGATTCATCGACGCAAAGTCTCTGACCGACAGCCACTGGACGACCAACATCAGCGTGGCTATTGACGATGCGTTCTTGGCTAGTGCGGAGAAGGAGGACACGCAGGCGCGCCGGGTGCTCGACGCGATCATCGGGGGCATGTTGAAGAATGGTGAGCCTGGCCTGTTCAACCAGGACCTTGCGAATGTGAAGGAGCTGGGCAAGGTTCTCGCCACCAACCCGTGCGGCGAGATCGCGCTGGAGCCTTACGAGCCTTGCGTGCTGGGTCAGATCAACATGGAGTACTTCACTGGTGGCGACATGGAGCGTGAGGCTGCGGACATGGTCCGTGCCCACATGCTGCTGACCCGCTTCTTGATCCGGGCGACGTTCGCTGACACGAACTTCAGCGAGTCTAGGCGGATCATGGACAGGAACCGGCGGATCGGGCTGGGCCACACGGGCATTGCGGGCTACCTCGCGCGCATGGGTGTGAAGTATTCGGAGGCGTCGGACAGCCCGGGCCTGGAGATGCTGCTTGTCGGGTTGAAGCGTGCGGTCGACCAGGCTGCAGCTAATTACGCGTTCGAGTTGCGGATCCCTCTGCCGATCAAGCGGACGGCTATCGCACCCACGGGGACGATCAGCAAGCTGCCCGGCTGCACGGAAGGGATCGCGCCCATTTTCGGGCGGTACTACATCAGGCGGATGCGGTTCTCTAAGACGAATCCGGATCAGGCGGCGCGGATCGAGGAGCTGCGTGCGCTCGGGTACGAGGTCGAAGATGACCTGTACGCGGCGGACACTGCAGTGGTGTCCTTCCCCATGGAGGATGTGCTACTTGGGAAGGTGAACAAGCCTGAGGTTGTAGAGGATCAGGATGAGGTTAGCCTGGACTCAAGGCTTGCGTTCCAGGAGATGTACCAGCGTTGCTTTGCGGACAACGCGGTTTCGAACACGGTTACGCTCGACCCGGCGCGGACCAGCGTCCGGGAGGTGCGGGGCGCGCTGCTCAGATGGATGCCCAGCTTGAAGGGTGTGACGATTTTCCCTTGGGTGTCGCGGCCGCAGAGCCCTTACGAGAAGATCACGAAGGAAGAGTTCGATTCGATGACGGCGCCTAAGGGCACGGACACGTCCAACGATGAGGAGTGCGCCGGAGGCGCGTGCCCCGTCCGATGATCAAGATGACGCTAGTCAAGGCGCCACCTGAAACAGGCTGCGACAAGTGCCCATGGCCTGGGGCGTGCCACATGGCGGCCCACCGGATTGTGGAGCGCTCAAGCACGGGTGAGGTTGTGACCAACTACTGTGGGCCTTGCCTGGATTCGGAGTTGAACAGTTGGGACCAAAGGGGGAAGCCTGCGCCGGAGTCGAGTCCACCGCCTGCGCCTACGCGGCCGCCTGCGACGACGCTTGCTGGGTATCATCAGTGGGCTCTGGGGTATGCGAGTTCAGGCGGAAGGTGGAGCGGAATATCACCCGAAAGTACTAGTGACATGCGGGTGGAGGGCGAGTAGTGTTCTCCTCAACAGCCAAACACAAAACTTGAGGAGCACAAAATGAAGAAGATCGCAGCGGCCCTGGTCATCCTGTTCGGCGCTTCGTTCGCGGTGACTGCGGTTGTTGAGACTTCTGGCAGCGCTGCGGCGGTCACCCCGGCGAGTGCGTGTGCGGCGCAGACCAGCGCGCCGTGGACGGTTGTGGTGAACGGCACGCAGTACCTGTGCACCTCGAACGGTGCGCCGGTTGCGCTGTAACGCAGAAATGGGCCCTACCCGGGAGCAGTCGGGTAGGGCCCATATTTGTTTCTAGTAAGCCACGATCCGTAGGAAACCGGATCCGCCATTGCCGCCCGCGCCGGACGTCCCGGTGAAGGACGATCCGCCTCCGCCTCCGCCTGAGCCTGAGTTGGCTAGCGCGTCTGCGCCTGCCTGGCCGTTGGCGAGTGTGCCATTGGTTGAGGCGCCGCCTCCACCGCCACCTTGCGTCGAGGTGCCCGCTACGACTGACGCGCCCGCTGTAGTGGGCAGTGTGGAATCGACGACTCCGCCTGTGCCCATGATCGGTGTGGGGACTGCGGTGATTGCGTATCCGGAGTTGCCTCCGTTGAATGGGTTGGCGCCGGAGTCGATGCCGCCGCCGCCACCGCCGCCGCCGCCGCCGCCGCCGGAGACCGGGGTGATGACGAAGTCGTTGAAGGCGTTGCCGAACAGGACCTGCGGGTACCCGCCATTGTTGCCTGTGAAGTCTGTGGTCAGGTTTGTCAGGTAGACTTGCAGCCCGCCGCCCAATCCGCCTTGGCAGCCCGACGTGTCTCCGAGCCCGTTGCTGCCGCCGAGGCCGAAGAATAGGCTGTCGGTGTCGCGGGTTCCGAAGCTGCCGCCTGCCTTGGCTGGTCCGTACAGGTTGCCCGGAGTGGCTACGAAGAAGTCTCCGGCGAACGTGTACCCACCCGGGCCCGCGTCGTTGCCTTGGTTCGGGTTGGCCGCCGCCGCGCCGCCTTGTCCGCCATGGCCGACGGTATAAGGGACGCCAGATGGGTAGGCTGCTCTGAGTGCTGCGGCCGAGATCCACTTGGTGGTTCTGCCCGCGCCGCCGCCACCGCCGCCGCCGGTCAAGTTGACCGTGCCTTGCGCGGATCCGGACGCGCCGCCACCGCCTCCCGCGACGCCGTCCCACAGGATCATGGTGGCTGATGCGGGGATGATGTAGGTGCCTGTGACGTCCGTGAACGTGCCCGTTGCAGGTCCGAGGATGAGCATTTCGGCCGGGTCGGTTCCGCCACCGCTGGATGCCGGGGTGAGGCTGTATGCGGATGCGGTCGCGGGGAGGATCAGTTGGTAAGGAATCCTCGAGGGCAGGCCAACGAGTTCCGTGACCAGGTAGTTGCCGTGACTCAGGTCGATGCTGAAGGTGCCCGCACCGTCCAGGTCTGCGGACACGCCGGGGGCATAGGCGCCCCTGTCCAGGAGTGCAGAGAATTTCACGGACCCGGATGCGGGTCGACCATCGGGCAGAGCGTAAGTGCCCGAGACAGTTACGGCCATTTGTTTCCCATCGGGGACCAGGATAGGGGCGAGGATAGGTGCGAGGATTAAGCGAGTACGGTTACGCCATTGATGCTCTCGGCCCAGCCCAGGTACGGGTGGGATTTGCCCAGCCACGCGGAGACCTCGGCAATGGTCACGTAGGACACCTTGCCCTTGACTCTGACGTCGGTGCTCCAGCAGTAGCCATTCGTCCAGGCTAGGACGACGTGTCCTGCGCCGCCGCCCCAGAAGACGGGCACGCCGGGGGGCGGGTTGTAAAACGTGTGCGTCTTGTCAGTGGGCTTCAGGTTCCTGTCCCACGCGTCTACTGCTGTGCCGCCCATGCCGGGTGCGCCGAAGGCGGATCGCACGAAGGACAGGCAGAGGTCCGTCCAGTTCTGCGACGCAGCCGCGCACTCCTTGTCGGCGAAGGCGTGAGCCTTGGGGACGACGGAATCGTTGTTGCCCTTGGACACGTAGTAGTTTTTCGATGCCTTACCCAGGATGCTCATGCTGCTCCTACTTCACTGCTAGGTCGAGAATGTAAATTGCTACCGTGATGATGGACAGGAGGCCCGTCATGAAAGCCCACATTTGTGGGACTGTGACGAACCTCGCGCCTTCCAGCACACGGATACGAGTTTCGTGGTCGCTCGACTGGCTCAGGAATTGATCGATCTTCGTTTCAATCCGAGCCAACCGAGCGTCCACGGACTCTTCGGTCACGGGGCAGCGGGTGCGACAACATCCTGTGCGGCGGCCACGACGGCAGCGACGACGGGAGCGGCGACGGGTGCAGCAGCCTTGACGGCCGCGTTGGGGGCGATAGCGACAGCGGCTCCGACACCCAGTGCCGCACCGACAATGCCATACCAGTCGTTCAGGGTCAGGCTGCCAGTGTTCAGGTCAGCAAGGACCAGGGTCAGGGCAGCGCCAAGACCGGCAACGTGGGCTTTCAGGAACTGGGAAATGGTCTTCTCGAACATGTGTGCTCCTTATGCGAGTGCCCGGGAGAATATGAAAGTTCCCGGTTGTAGGGTTGTGGTGCCCGCCGTCGCGGTTGCCTTGCTGAACGTCATGGTGACAGTTCCGCCCGACGCGCCCGACGTGAAGATGATGTGCTCGTCTGCCATTGCCACGCCTGCGGACGGTGCCGCAGTGTCCGTGCCATAGGTGACTGCGCCCACGAAGTTGTAGCCGAAGTTGTGGATCAGCGTGGACGTCGAGGCAGTCGTGCTGGTGGTAGTGGGCACCGCGCCCCGTCCGTTGCGAGACACTAGGGCGACAGTGCCTGTAAGAGTCCAGCCAATGGCTAGTCCCAGTGTGCCAGCGACCGATGAGTTGGCCTGAATGTAGGCCTCTACAAGGAATGTCTGGTTCGCCACGAAGGTCAGCGTCAGCCCGGACGTGGCCAGGGAGTTGGTCGTGTTCGGGACGGCAGTTCCGAGCAGCGTGTACTGCGGCGCGAGAAGGTTCAGCTCTGAGGCGGTCAGCACTTGGCCTGCGTTGAATGCGATTGTCATGTGCTCACCACTCCTAGAACGTCCTGGTAGAAGACATCGATAGCTGCTCCTGCGGTTTGTGCCTTGACAATCGAGTTCACTGACCTCGTGACTGTGAATGTCTGCGGGCTTGTCGACCCGGACACGGCAGTAACCGTCATCCGCTCTCCCGTGACGTTGATGTCAAAGGGAACGTTAGTCGTCGTCCACAGGTCACCCGGGTTACTTGTCGTGACCGAGATGCTCGTGGCGGTGGACGACACAGTCGTAGTCAGCGTGGACGATCCGGAATCCAACGTCGCCGTAGGTGCGGGCTGTGTGCTCGACGACGCGGGCACAATGACAGCGAAAGGCGCATACGGGCGTGCGTTGATTGTGATTGTCCAGCTGGACGAGGGCACATCCCCGATGGTCTCGTTGAATCCGAGTGCGACCATTTCGACGGGGCCTGGCGTGGACCATGAAGGCGGGTTGGTGACCGTGAACCTTTGCCCACAATCCAGCGACGACACCGCGGATATAGTCGACGGTGAAGCCGGGAGTTTGGTGGCTATGGCTGCGTACCTTGGCGCGTTCGTTGTCCCCACGTGAAGTGCCCACTGTGCTAGAGCGGGCAGGTCGCGGGATTGGTTCCACACGTTGACGGTCGGGTTGCCTGTGAAGGTGCCCACGCCTACGGGCGGGGGCTGGTTGTTCAGTGGGCCTGTTGCTTGGTAGACCCGCTGCGAGCTGCCGTTCACCTGTTGGACAGTGATGTCATTTCGGGTGAGCTGGTCGTCGTCGACGTTCTGGAATGGGTCCGCGATCTGCTTGCCCGTGTAGTTCAGGGTTGCCTGCGCGGGGGCGCCAGATATCTCGCCGACCGACCTGTAGGTCAGGCCCGGGAATCCTCTTGCCTCGAACAGTTCACCTTCACCATCGGACTCTTGGCATTCTTCAAGCAGGGTGATCGTGTCGTTCAAGTCCTGCTGCCCCAGCGTGATCGCTTGTAGCGCGGTGCTGGGCGGCCGGGACTGGAAGTTGATGCTCTGCTCTTGGGTGATCCTAGTCATGCGGGCAATCAGGTCTTCTTGGCCCCAGGCTTGCATGACACCGAAGTAGGCGGACGGTGTCTGGTGCACTGCGTTGATGGCTACGTTCGTGCCATCCGTGCGGGCACTGTTCGTGTAGGTCATGTGACCGACTGCGATGGGCACGTTGAAGTAGGTCTGCGGGAATGGGGTCGTCCCGAAGAACAGGGTTTGTGCTTGGCTCAGTGTGACTGCGTTGCCCGTGGTCAGGTAGCTGTTGTAGGTACCAGTTTCCATGTCCCCGAACAGGCCGTAGCAGTCGAGCTGCGTGGTCGGGTTGGCGGCGTTCGGGGCCCAAGCGATGTTCATGAAGATCGGGCGGCCCAGGTAGTTCGATCCGCCAATACCCCCGGGCAGGGGCGGCCCGACGCCACTAAGAAGAGTGGTCGAGGCGCCCGCGGAAGTGTACGCAACCACGTTGAATGTCGCGTTACCCGTGATCCACTGCACAGTCAAGAACGTGTCCGCGGACCCGTTGGCGATAAAGGTCGCGCTCAGCAGGGACGGAGATGCTCCGCCCGTGTATGCGGTGGGTAGTTCGAACACGCAGGACATTGCGCCAGGCTGGTTGGCGCCCGCGCTGAGGGCGGGCAGCTGTGCTTGGACGTAACTGTTCGGATTCAAGGTAACGAGGTTGTCGGATCCTGGCACCCCGGACTGGTTGTCGAACGTGCCTGCCGTACCGATGACCTGAGCCTGCTGCTGGTTCGCAAGAGGTGACGTGATCGCGTTCGCGACGAGCCCCTCTAGGGGCCAGTAGGCGACCGCCTGAGACTTAGCGTAGTAGCGGTACAGGGCGGACCTAGGAGTCTCTTGTCCCTGCCCGCGCTGGCGCAGGACAGAGCCCGCTTCAAGCTGGGTGCGGACGTCCACGCCGGACAGGTCCGCGGTCGTGTTGAACGTTGCGCACTGACCCGCGAACCGAGAGTTCCACTCGGACACACCCGTGACCTGCCACATGACGGCGATATTGTCGTCAATGTAGTTGTAGTGGTTGGGCATGGTGACAGTCACAGTTTGCGCACTGTCCGAGTAGAAAGCCCACATGAGGATCCGGGGCGCGGCGTTCCCTTGGAAGCCGGAGTCCGAGACGAGCACCCAGGAGCAGCCACCCGAGTTGTCCTGCGGCGCGGTACACATGCTGTTCGCGAAGTCCCCGGACCAGGCATTGGCCACGAGCAGGACATCACCCGCGGCCAGTGTGACGGGGGTGAAGGCAATTTGCAGTTGGTTCGGGAGTAGGCTGGAAGCGCTGTACATCCCCGCCGCCGACTGGGTAGACGCCACAGTCCCGGACACCGGGATCGGCAGGAAGGTAGTCGCTGCCGCCCAGGGCTGAGACTGGTTAGACGTCATCGTGGCAGTGGGGATCGCGCCAGCGCTGACTACCTTGTAGCCGTCCCGTGCGCCAGAGAACAGGCCGTTCCGTTGCGACCCGGACGTGTACCCGGACGGCGCCGTGAAAGATGCGGTCGGGGTGTGCTGCGCCCAGTAGGAGAATACGATCCCAGCGGTTTCCGCTGTCACGCCCGGAGCCACCATGCTCGTGCTGGCGGTCGTGCTGTTCGCGCCCGCGCCCGCGGGAGGCGTGCCCATGCCCAGGCGGATAGGGGTCTGCCTGTTCAGGTTCGGGTAGTAGGCGCCCGCCGGGTTCGTCGGCGTGAACCGGCCATCACGGTTGTTCAATGCGATATCCAGCGTGGCCGCCTGAGGACTACTCGCCTCGTCCGTGCGGCCCCGCCGGATAGTCACAGCTTCTTTCGTATACGTGTGGTCAGTAATGTTGGTCCACACGCCATTGATTTGTAGGTCAGCTCTGAGGTTGGTGCTGTTGCTCACGACGCAGCTCCTAGTACCTTTTGGACAGAGCCCCCCTGGAGACGGATCTGCTTTCTCAGCATCTGCACAAGCAGGTCCGACGAATCGCCCGTGACCTGGATCGTCAGAGCGCCAGCCGCGCCACCACCCGAGCCCATGACCATCTTGCCCACAGACCCCGACCCGGACGACATTGCGCTCAGCCCACTGTTCGGGATGACGTTCGACCCCTGGGGCAGGTACACCAGTTCCGGGCCTTCCTCACCGACGATGTATGCGCCTGATGCGGACACGCTGCCACCCGAGGCCAGCATGCCCATGACGCCCGAGACGATTGATCCGCCGACGGACAGGACCTTGCCCACGACGGCGGGGAGTTGCAGCTTCCCGATCGTGTCGTTCCAGATCTTCTCTACGAAGTTGACGACGTCCTGGACGACACCCTTGATGCTGTTGAAGTGGGAGATGATGAAGTCGATGGCCAGGCCCAGCGGGCCGGTCAGGATGGCGAAGATCAGCTTCCAGTGGTTCGTGATGAAGTCGTACACTGCGGAGAAGGCGGATTTGATGCCGTCCCATGTGGTGACGAAGACGGAGCCGACTTCTTTGACAATGTCCCGGAAGGTCGCACTCTTGTTGTAGAGCATGACTAGGGCCGCGCCCACTGCGATCAGGATGATGATTGCCGCGACCCACGGGTCAGCAGCTACGGCGGCATTGAGCGACTTGACCATGCCTGTGACTTCCTCGATCACCTTCAGGGCCACCAACTGCGTGACCACCGCACCGAGGAATACTGCCAGAACTTCGAACGCGGTACTGTGCGCGGCCACGAAGTTCATGACGTTTATCAAGTCCTGTGACAAGGTCGCAATAACCGGGATCAGTTTCATCCCGATCTCTTCCTCGATCGTCTTAAAAGCCGCAGTCATCTTCGCGGACGCGGGCACAGTGGCCGCAGTCTGCCCGGAGATCATCGGGGTGATGTCCGTGTACAGTTCCTTCTGCGCCGCCATCACGCCGTTCTGCTTCTCGGTCGCCTTGATCGAGGCGATCTGCGCGGCGGTCAGCAGGACTCCGGCCTTCTTCAGCGCGGTGGCTCCAGTGGCGGGGTCGGTGAAAGCCTTAGCCAGCATCTGCGACGATGACGCCAGCGAGTCAGCAGTGTTCTTGCCGTCCGTGGTCTTGGACGACATGTCAGAGACTGCCTGGGCGAACTGGTTCAGGGATACGGTCCCCGACTGGAACATGCTGTTGACACTGCTGGACGACAGTGCCTTGTTCAGCGCGGCCTGGAAGTCCGACCCAACAACTCCCGCAGACTCTCCCATAGAGTCCGCCACAGACTGCACCTGCTCGGCCGTGACGCCCGCCTGCGACCCCATGCTCGCCAGCAGGGCCTGAGTAGAGTTGATCGTAGACTGGGCTTCCTGCCCGGCGTCGACGACTCCCTTGCCCCACTCGACAACCTGGTCGACGGCGAAGGCTGCGCCCAGGAGTTTAGCCGCGGAGCCCACACCGCCCACGCTCTCGGACGCTGCTGCTGAGTGTGCCTCGACGTCATCGGACATTGCCGCGGATGCATCCGCGACCCCGGCCATTTCGTCCTTGACCGCGGAGAACGCTGCGGCCGTGTCGTTGACAGCTAGCAGATTGAAGATCACTGACGCGTCAGCCACGGCTCTTCGCCTCCTCATTCATCCGGTCGATGTACGCCTTGCACAGGTAGAAGTCGTACACGCTCAAAGCTTCCTGATCGGACGGCGACAAGTTCAACACTTCCATCAAGACGCAGAAGTAGCGCTCTCGGTCGTCGGCGACTCTGCTTTTGGGCTGCTGTCCTCAGGCATCTCCGCCAGCTGCCGCTCCAGAAGCTCCGTGACCTCAGCGCGCTTCTCGTTGGACAGGCCCTTGAGATTGCCCACCTGGTCTAGGAGGTCCGCGATTTCCGCGCGCTCCATTTCCACAGTCAACTCGTCGACGTAGAAATCGGGCGTGTCATCCCACCGGAACATCGGGTGCTCAATCGTTTGGCACACCCACAGCAGGACTCTGCGGTGCTTGGCGTTACCCATGCGGACGCCGTTCAGCCAAGCGTCATAGGTCGCACCGGCGAGGGTTTCGATCCGCTCGGCTTGGGACACTTTCACTCTGCGCGGGTTGAACGTCCACGTCTGATTCTGGCCGGACTCCGGCTTGTAGCTGACAATCACAACTTGCTCCTAGTTGTGTAGTTACGACTTGGACCGTGCCGCGATCCGCTCCGCCATTTCAATCAATGCCTCGACGATCGCTTCCCGGTACTCCGGGAGATGCTCTTTCACCTTGTCGAACCAGCCCGGCGCGCCAACCTGGAAGACCTTAGGTGTGTTACCGAACACGGGGTGTTGCCAGCCACGCGCGTTCGTCGCAGCCGGTGCGGACTTGAACCCGCGAGGGTACTTGTTCTTCGCGGCCTTGATCGTCGCACCCGTGCTCTTACCCGTGTACGACACAGAGGGCTTGATAGCTTGGGCGATCGACTGGCGCAGCGGCTCCGTGTGCACTGCCTTGGAAGGCATGGCCAGGATCGCCTGCTTGGCGTCATTGACGGCAGGGACCATGGCGGTCTTCAAGTTTTTGGTCAGTGACGTGCGAAGGGCCGCCCCGTCAGCCTCAGCTGTCAGAGCGGCCTTCACGGCCTGCATAGCTTTTTGGTCGATCGTCAAGACGATCCCGGGCATTACGAGGTGGCGCGGGTAATCGCACCAGTCGTCGGCCAGGTGACGGACACAGTGTCGACGTCGCCGACCTTGCCCGTGATCGGGTTCCAGTCGGTGATCAGTACGCTGCCCGAGTAGTACGGGTTAGAAGTGCCGACAGCGTTCTGCGTACCCGCCACAGTGAAGGTGGCCACGGTGCCGAGAAGCGGCCACATAATGCTGTCAAGAGCTGACGCCGCGAAGTCGTTGTAGAGGTTCAGGACCAGCTTAGCGTCCTTCAGTCCGCCCAAGCGCTCATGCCATCCGAGGGACGCGTAGTTGGTAACGTCTTCGTCGGCAACAGTGATCTGAAGTTCAGCCTGGCTACAGTAAGTTTTCAGGTCGTTACTGGCGACCATAACGAGCTCGGCGGTGAGTACGAACTTTGCCATTATAAACCTTTCAAGGATTAGAAGAGGAAGCGCCCGCTGAGTTGCTGACCGCCGGGGGACACTGGTCCACTAAAGGTCACATTGACGTTCCCGAGCGTGTCCATGGTCCATCCCGTGACCGGGTAAGTTCCGGAAGTGTTCATGGCATAGATGGATGAGGGTAGGGGCAAATGCCCCCCATACAGCCCGACGGCCACTGCGGCACCGTAGTTTTGCCAGAAGGGGGCTTCAAGTATATTGAACTCGAACGTGGTTAGGGTGCCATCGCCCTGGATGAACATTTCGAAATCGAAGCAGGCATTGACAGCCATGCGCTCTTCCTTTTCAGGCAATGCCGAATGAGACGGCTGCGAGGAAACTGGGGGACGAACCTGTGATAGTCCACGAGGCGCGCCAGAAAGTGTCCGTGATCGCGCCGGGCGTGCGGAGAATCTGACCGCCAACGGCGGTAGCTGCAGTGAACGAGATGCGGGCAGTGGGAGAACCGAATCCGACCAGGGCCGCACTCTGGATAACCATGGTGATCGTGGGCGTGGACGTCCCCGCGACAGAGAACACGTGGAAGTCCGCATAGATGTTCTGCCCCGCTGCGACCGCACCAAGCTGGGTGATCGTGCCCGTGCCCGTGGACGTCAGAGCCGTCCCCGCCGGTGCAGCGAAGATGCCCTTCACCAGGGGCCAGGTGGACATGACGTCCAGGCTGTAACCCGCGACGTCCCCAACCTTGCCCATGATCGGCTGGTAGTCAGTCTCCAGCATGTTCGTGAAGTAGCACGGAGCCGCATCCAACGCGCCCGCAGGGGCGATCGTGATGCCGCCCGCGAGGCCCAGGTTCGCCCATGACGTGTCGTCGACCAGGGGGGCAGTAGTCGTGCCCGCCTCCCAGTAGCCTTGGGCCTTGATCTCCGCAGTGCCAAGACCGCCCAAGCGCTCTTTCCACAGGTTGGAGTTGTAGTTCGTCACGTCGACGTCCGCCTTGTTGGCGGTCAACGTCGCAGTGTTCGTGTCGCCCGAGAGGTCAGTGCCGCCCGCGTAGAGGCGGACATTGTTGAGCACGAACTTCGCCATTAGATCTGCCCGCTTCCTACAACCATGAGGGTCCAAGAGGCGCCCAGGAAGGTTGCATCCCCGAGCTTGAAGTACTGGTACGCGTTCACTTCAGACACCCAACAGTCATCGAAGATGCCCAGATAAGCCGTGCCGCCGTACTGCTCACGGCCCGACTCGATCGCTGCCTTGACGGACAGCGGGCCCGTACCGTGAATGTACTGGTCCAGGTTCACCTGCGACGCGATGTCGTCGGCGCGGGAAACCACTAGCGTGACCTCAAAGTTGATCTGCTCGAAACCGTGCGGGCCATACGCCTTGTCGTACTGGATCTGCGTGGGGCGAAGCCACACCATCGGCTCCGTAGCCATGTCGGGTACGTACCAGACTGACGTCAGGGGCGCCGGGATAACTGAGGTAATCTGGTTCGAGATCGCTTGCCTGACTGCGGTAATGTCCATCAGGCAAACCCGCCGTACTTGCGGTACGGGCCGATCAGAGCGTCCACATCAGGGTCAATACGCGCAACGCGCACCGTGCCCCATTCCGCATTGCCCAGGACACCTTCCGGCGAATCCTTCCGCCTGTAGAGACGGGCAGCTTGGATGTATGTCGCTTGGATAATGTCGTCTGGCACATAGGGCCATCCCCAAATCGCGGTCACACGCAACTGGATGTACGGGTCAATGATCGTACCAATCGGGCGGCGCAACAGGGTGACGGGCCAGCCAAGAGCGAAAGCATTGTCAGGGGACAGGACATAGTCATTCGTGATGTCGGTCCACAGCTGCGAACCGGTGTGGTTCCAGGAAGTGAAACCTTCCTCAATGATCATGCCGTCCGTGGACCCGATGTCGTCGACCTGGATGCCGCCACCGGACACATACCAGACCTCGCGCCGCTCGGGCGTGTAGATCCGCTGCGAGACGGCGTCGTCAAGGTAGAAGCGGCGGCCGCACATCCGGTCGATGTACCGGGACGCGCTGGACAGGGTCATCGTCAGCAGGTTGTCACGGGTGGTATCCGTGATGCTCAACAGCTGCTTGAGGGTGGCTACGTCTCCGTAGGGCGGTGGAGGGCTCACGCTTTGTCCGTCTCTTTGCTACGGCGGTCTTGCGGCTTCGCGCTACGGTCCTGCAACTTCGATGCCCGCTCTTCCTTGGCAACACACACGCGGCAGTTGGCCGCACAACTAGGCTTGCCACACATATGCACTCCTAAGGAAGGTGGGGCGCCCCGGGTTACCGAGACGCCCCACAGAACTACCTACGATCAGCCACCCGCGCCGAGGAAGGCGGGAGTGACAAGGCCAGTTCCAGAGATCTTCTGGTGAGCGCTGAAGCCGCCAGACTGGTACCGGTCGAACGTGTAAGCCCAGTACATGTACATGACGAACAGAACGCCCAGGGAAGCAGCGTTGGTCTGCTCGGCGCGAATCATGACAGGAGCCGTGGGGTCTTCCCAGACAATCGCCTCGCGGCGGTTGACAACGTAAATCTCGTCCTGGTTGGTGCCGCCCCCAAGGTTGGTCGGGATGTTGTTGTCAACGATGACGTTCAGGCCCGCGTAGTTGCCACGGTAGCCGGGGCCGTAGTTGGCCACAGCGTCCTCACCAGCGGTGAGGTAGCGGCTGTTCGGAGCCTGCGACAGGAACGGGAACGAAGTGCCCGAGCCCGAGTTGATCGAGGCCCAACGACGCGAGTGCATGATGGCGAGTTGGTCGCCTTCCTGCGTGTCCAACAGGACACTCTCAACGTTGCTGCGCGCCTCAAGCATCGCCGCGTAGCAAGCCGCACTACCCGGGGTGACATAGGTCGTGATCGGGTTGAAACGGTTGGTCGCGCCAGTAACAGCCTGGTTGATGAAGAGCGAGTCTTGCTTCGAATACATGGTCCGCATCAGGTCGTCCAGGGTGACCTCTTCGGCGCCAGTGCTGCGCTCGATCGCCTGACGAGACATGACCTGCTGAGCGGCCAGAGTCTGAACCGGGATCGTCAACAGGGTGTCGGCCAGGTCCTGGTCCGAAACCGCGTTGTTCTGCGGGGCCTGCACGTCGGCAGAGGCGCCCGTGGTGATCCGGGAAATGTTGACAACCATGCCCTGGGCGGGCAGGTCCATCTGACGGGCAGCGCTGATGAAGGGCTTCATGGCCTTGGCGTTCGGGGCGTAGAAGTCAGTCAGGTACTGCGGGACAGTCAGACCGACGAACGAGCCAGTGGAAGTCGCACGCTCGGCCCAACGGGTACCGGCACGCTCAACCATCTCCTCCTGCATGTGACGGTTCAGGCGGTCGTTGGCGCCAAAGGCACCCACGGCCGAACCGGCCAGGTCAGCAAGGAAAGTCTTACCCTTGGGGTCGTTACCCGGGTGGTAAGTGCGCTCCTCGCGGCCCACGCGGGCAACGTTGTCGTAAGCAGGCTTGGCCGCGCCAGTCGCACGCAGCTCCTTGCTCATCTTGGTAGCGGCAGCGTCCGAACGCATGTCAGCCTCAAGCTGAACAATGCGCGCGTTGCGCAGCTCAACCCGGGCGTCGATCTCGGACTTCTTGCTGCGAAGCTTCTCGACCTTGGCGCCGGAAACCTCTTCGCCCTTGACCTCGGCGCCGCGCAGCTCTGCCAGCTTGGCAGTAGCCTTCGCACGCGCTTCAAGGTCCGTGGCGTTCTCAACCCGAAGGCTGGAAACCAGGTCCTGCAGATTCATCTTATGGTCCTTAGTTGGTGAGTCGATAAGGTTTGTCAAACTGGCATCGTCAGGTCAGCGCTCACGCGGCGACGCGACTCACCCTTGTGCGCTTCGGCATAAAGCGCTAGTCCCCGGATGCGCTCCGGATTCTCTTTCAGCAGTCCCAATGCCATATTGCAGGGACCGCAAAGCAATGCTCTTACTAGTCCAGTGTCATGCGAGTGGTCTACCACCAAAGGCTTGTCGTCGGCACCGCACACGGCACACCCGAAATTCTGGGATGACTCCATTTGACGAAAGTCTTCCAGAGATATGCCGTAGAGTCGCCGCAGCTTCTCGTTCTTCTTGCGCTCGGGATTTCTTGTCGCCACCTCATGTGCCCGGCAACACGACTTGCACCAGGACATGTATCCGTCGCGCCCGCGAGAATGTGGATAGAACTGGTCGAACGGCAGTTCCTGCTGGCACTGGGTACAGGTCTTCATCTCAGATCGGAATCCTTCACAATGAATTTCCTGGATGCCTTGGGAGTTGCGCTCTCCGCGCGAGCCGACAAACCGGCAAACGTATTCGGGTTAGCGCCATAGCCCACAATGGAGACGTCGCCCCGCTGCAGGTTCGCGCTATTGATGACGAACTGCGAGAAGTCCGGGGACCACTCGCCACTAGTAATCTCAAAGCGGAAGGACATCTCAGACACCAGGCCCGAGGCGATCTTGGGCATGATGTACTGAACGTCAATATCGGCCGGGTCGAGCTGCGCCCGACACACAAGGCCAAGGTCAGTCTCAGCTAGCATCAACGCGCCAGGCTGACCCCACGGGATAGTCGTCCGTGCGATACGCTGAATCGTGTTGTGCTCGATAACCAGGGGGACATCCAGCTGGTCGCCCAGGGACAGGGACTGCTGGAACGCACCCTTAGCCACAGACTCCGTGTACGGGCCGCACTGGTCATACATCTCGTAAGGCGAGTCCGTACTGGACGCAAGCCCGACGAAGAAAATGGAATCAATGTCAGTCGGGCTGGACTCGTCGGACACCCAAGCCCCGCCAGTAGGCACCATTCCGGGGGCGGGCGAAATCGCCCCGCCACCCATCAGCCGCATTTCCATCTGCGCCGGGAAGTACGCAGCAGGGCGCCCACCATGGGACACGAACGAGCGGCGCTGCGACGGACGGTCCGCGCGAGCACGGTACAGGTCACGCCTCTTCTGCGCGGCAGCTCTCATCTCATCCATTAGCCCTCGGACTCTCCAACGCGCTCCAGTCGACAACCGCCAGGACACAGGACACCATGGCGTCCGGATCCCGCAAATAGCAGGCGGACACGCGGTGATAGCCGTCCGCCACGATCAGCGGGATGCCCCTGAACAGGTCACCCTGGATCAGGAACACGGGGGGAAGAGTGACCTCGTCCTTGATGTTCCCGATCTCCTTCTTGACACCCGGGTCGGAATCGTCCACGGGATGCAGCCGCGATGCACGCAAGATGTCGTTAGCTCTCGCCTGCGTGACCTTACCTGTCTTTAGCTTGGCGATAAGTGCGTCTACAACGTCACTAGGGAAACATAAAGTCAGGTAGTTCGTGGCTCCGGTGAAGTCCTTAGCCAGGGGCTTCGGCGCGAAGATCGGATCCTTCTTGCGGAGCACATCCGAATTCGGATCAATGTACTGCACGGGACGCGGAGTCGCGTGAACGACAACAGTCGGCATTATGACTCCAGGTAGAGGTGCAGCACGGAATCCTGAGACCTGCCCGGGAACTGGAAGGTCCCGTCATACTTGGGCTCGTTCGGATTGTTGGGCGTGTACGTAGGCGTGGCAGCCTCTTGGTCCTCTGCGCACCCACAGGCACACTCACCCGGGGGATAGGTGCAGCCACTGCCCACTGGGTTACACGAGCAACCCGCGGGGCAAGTGCACGCGTCAGCAGCCATCACATGCCAACCCTCAGGCATCTGCGACATTTGAATTTCAGTCGCACCCTGCAGTGCACGGGAATCGCAGCACTCGGAACAATGCGACTGTGCCAGAGTGAACGTGCCATTGCCCGTGTCGTACGGGCCGCCAGCGTCCGGGCCAATGGGCATGTAGTCGCGCTGCTTGCGCTTCTGCTTGCTCAGGCCCTTGGCGCCCGGGTTCTGGATAGGCTGCGGCGGACCACCCATGCTCGACTTGAGCGACGCAATCTCGGCCAGCTGCGCCGGGGTCAGTGGGGGCAGGTTCAGCAGCTCACGCGCCTCATTAGGCGTGCGAATACCCGAAGCGATCTGCGCCACGAACAGGGACGTCTGACCGGCCTGGTCCATCTGGAGCAGCGAGTCAGTATTGAACTTGACATAGCGGTTCGAACGGGCATCGCCATTAGTCGCAGCGCCGGGCAGCAGGTAGTTACTGAAAGCTTCCTCACGCCGCCGCACGGCAGGCAGCATGTTGAACATGAGGAACTGCAGGTTCCGCTGACCAATGTTCGCATACGTCATCTTCGCGTTACCCGACGAACCCGAAGACGAAATGTCCAGCAGGTCGTGCGGCACGTTGAAGAATCGGGCAATGTCCTCAGTCTTGAACTGCTGCGCCTGCAGCCAGTTCAGCCCGGTCTGCTCGGCCTGGAAAGGCTGGAAGTCCCAGTCAGCACCAAGGACAAGAGCGTCACCATTGGCGACAGTCGC